ATGATCAACCGTATCCCCGCTGGTGCCACCTCTGTCAACGACGGCTCCAGCAAGTCCTTGGTGCCTGTCTTCTCTATCAAGAGCGGAGCAGCGGGGGCAGAGCGAGACGTACGGAACAACCTTGAGCTGTTGGAGAGCTTCGAGCGCGTCTATATCATCTTCGACAACGATGTCCCAGGGCAGTCAGCGGCGGAGAACTCTGCTAGGCTGCTCAAGCCCGGCAAGGCCTACATGGTTAAGCTAGAGCGGAAGGACGCTTGCGAATACCTAGCCAACGACGCGCAGATAGAATTTATGGCGCACGTCAAGGCCGCTCAGATCTACACCCCCAGTGGCATAGTCAACGGTGCCGACGCGTTCGAGAACCTCTGGGCAGACCAGAACCTACAGAGCTACCCGTTCCCCTGGCACGAGCTACACGAGCGCACCTTGGGCGTACGCGCCAGAGAGATCGTAACGTGGGCCGCTGGTACAGGCGTAGGTAAATCGTCTATTCTGCGCGAGCTACAGCACTTTTATCTGAAGCAAACCAAGATCAACATTGGCATCATTGCGCTGGAAGAGAGCGTAGACCGTACCAAGCGAGGCATCTTGGCCGTGGAGGCTAGTGACCGTCTGCACTTGAACGAAGTATTCAGCAAGTATTCCAAAGAACAAATACGGAAATACTTTGACGCTACTCTAGGTTCAGGGCGTGTTTACTTGTACGACCACTTTGGCTCTATGGATATGGACGACCTGCTGAGCAGGGTACGATATATGGTAGTAGGTCTAGGCTGTAAGATCATCTTCATCGATCACCTGAGCATCTTGGTCAGTGGTCTAGATGTATCAGACGAACGCAAGGCCATAGACCGGACCATGACGCTCCTGCGGCAGCTCACAGAGGAGACGGGCTGTACCATACACTTGGTCACACACCTGCGCCGTACTCATTCAGACAAGAGCCACGAGTCTGGTGAAGAAATTAACCTTGGACATCTCCGAGGCTCTCATGGTATTGCTCAGATCAGTGACACCGTGATAGCGATGGAACGTAACATGCGCTCGGACGACCCGGTAGAGAGCAATACAACTTTGCTCCGGGTGCTCAAGTGTCGTTACACTGGCGACGTTGGCGAGGCCGGGAAGCTACTGTACGATAAACAGTCGGGCCGTATGGACGTACTATACGAGGAGTTTTAAGATGGCTAAGAAACACGCACAAGCTTTCCAACCTAAGAAGCCTACGCGTCGCCGCAGTCGGTTACACCCACAGGCACACACTAAGCGCTTGAACAAGAGACACCCAGATAAAAATTCAAACAAAAGCAAGAGAGGACAAGGATGAATACCGTAACCTATACTAAGGTTCACCTGCTAGATCACATGGGATCTGACCTTAGCGTAGTAAACGCAGCCAGAGTAAGTTTTGGTAAGACCAGCAAGAAGCTTAACCGTAAAGACAAGGCTCTGATTAAATATCTAGCTGAACATGAGCACTGGAGTCCCTTTGCCCACTGTTTCCTCAGCTTCCGCATAGCTGCTCCAATCTTTGTAGCTAGGCAGCTTGGTAAGCACCAAGTAGGACTAGCCTGGAACGAGATCAGCCGCAGGTATGTAGACTTTGAGCCAGAGATCTACCAACCAGAGGGATGGCGCAAGCGTGCATCTGAGAGCGTTAAACAAGGCAGCTCAGACGAACTCGTAGAGTATCAAGAACGGGTTCACCATATGTACTACGACGCTGCTCGACACATGATGGACGCGTACTTGGCTATGCTTGACATGGGATGCTGCCCAGAGCAGGCGCGAGCTATCCTGCCACAGTCGATGATGACCGAGTGGGTATGGAGCGGTTCTCTGTATGCCTTTGCGCGTGTCTTTAGCCTACGCCTGAAGCCCGATGCACAACGAGAGACACAGGAAGTAGTGCGCGAGATAAGCCACTGCTGCTCTGAGAAGTTTCCCACGGCCTGGGCCGCGCTCCGTGATTGTTCTTGACCTTGAGGCGAACGGCCTAAAACCTACAAAGATCCACTGCGTCGTAGCTCTAGACACAGACGAGAAGCACATGCGCGTCTTCACAGAGCCGACGCACCTGCATAGTTTCTTGTCTGGTAAAGACGTGGTAGCGCACAACGGCATAAGCTACGACTTCCCTGTGCTAGACAAACTGTGGAACATCCGCATACCTATGCGTAACCAAGTAGACACCCTTGTCCTCAGTCGGCTAGCCAAGCCAGATCGGAAGGGAGGACACAGTCTACGTGCATGGGGCGAACACCTTGGCTTTAAGAAAGGCGACTACCAAGAGAGCTGGGACGAGTACACCAGTGCTATGCTAGAGTACTGTAAGCGCGACGTTCTTGTCTGCGAACGCTTGTACAACGTTGTCACAGAAGAGCTACACGGCTTCAGTCAACGTAGCATACAAGACGAGCACATGATGCAACGGCTAGCGCACCACGTCGAGGAGAACGGCTTCTACTTCGACGTAGACACAGCGGAGGAACTCTATAGCAAGATACGCGCCGAAGAGATCCAGATCGTAGACCACCTGCAAGACGTGTTCGATCCCACGGTGGTTCAGCTCAAGACCAAGACAAAGATTATCCCCTTTAACCCAGCCAGTCGGAAGCAGATAGGTGACCGGCTCATGGCACAGGGTTGGGAACCTAGGGAGTTCACCGACACAGGACAACCCAAGGTAAACGAAAACGTACTAGAGTCTATTGACATCCCCAGCGCAAAGCTGTTGGCTAAGTACTTCACTTTGCAAAAACGATCCGCTGCTCTGAAGTCGTGGATCAAAGCTACTGAGGAGGATAATCGTGTACGTTGTCACTACCAAACCTTGGGCGCGGTTACCAACCGTATGTCCTGTTCTGGTCCTAACCTCCAACAAATTCCATCAGTTCGTAAACCACTGGGCAAGGAGTGCAGGTCGCTCTGGAAAGCGCAACCGGGTAACGTTCTGCTCGACACAGATGCCGCTGGTCTGGAACTTCGCGTACTAGCGCACTACCTAGACGACCCAGACTTTACGCGCGAGATCCTGACCGGTGACGTTCATACAGCTAACCAACGTATGGCTGGTCTGGACACGCGGGACCAAGCCAAGACATTTATCTACGCGTTGCTCTATGGCGCAGGCGATGCAAAAATTGGCACGATTGTCAATGGCACCGCCAAAGAAGGACGAGCACTGCGCGAACGTTTCTTTGCTAATATGCCAGCCTTCGAGCGGTTCAAGACAAAGGTCACAGAGAAGGGAGGTAAGACGCAAAAGCTCAAGGCAATCGACGGACGCATACTTCACGTACGTACTGAACACGCCAGCGTAAACACCTTGATACAGGGTAGTTCTGCTGTATTGATGAAGCAGTGGTTTATGCAAACAGGTATGCACCTGAAGCGTCTGGCACCGGGCTGCGGTATAGTTGCAATGGTGCACGACGAGCTGGTCATAGAGTGCAACCCTGACCAGGTTGACATTGCGTCTGAATGTGTTAGAATGTCTCTATCGCTTGTAAACAAAACGTATGAATTGCGATGCTCACTTGACTGTGATATACACCTTGGAAACAACTGGAGTGAAATACACTAATGGCTGATACAATGAGTTATCTCGAAGGCGGACTCAACTTTGCGTTCATCTTTGAGGACAAAAAGGATATGTTTGACCGTTACTCGGTTGCTCTTACACTCGAAGGCGATCAAGTTAAACAGGCTAAGAAACTCGGTCTGAAGGTTAAACAAGACGACAACAAGTTCCACGGACTTCCCTACGTCCAGCTCAAAAGCAACTATCCTCCCAAGTTGTACGGGCTTGACGACAAGAAGTACGATGGTCCGACGAGCCTTGCCAATGGGTCTCTGGGCAAAGTTCGTCTCACCCAACGTCCTTACAATAACAAGTTTGGACAGGGTATCACCACGTATATTGACGCGGTGAAGATCACTAAGGCAGTTGAGTATGTGTCTGCTGACTCTGGGTTCGAGGCTGGCGGTCCTAGTGGCGCAGACCTTGACGACGACGTGCCATTTTGATCTAGCCTATGGGCCGTAAGAAAGAAATTGACTACGGTCACTGGGACGTTAGTCTGGTAGGCGAGTTCGATCCTGATAAACACTTCGGATTCGTCTACCGGATTACACGTATAGACACTGGCAAATCATACATAGGCTGTAAGCATTTATTTAAGTACCAGAAGCGCAAGCGCATAAAGGCAAGCGAGTGGCGGTACTATGTTAGCAGTAGTAATTATCTAAAGCCTGAGATTAAAGAACTAGGCAAAGAAGCTTTCACCTTTCAGATCCTTATGCTCTGCGATAACAAGCGCAACCTCTACTACAACGAGGCCAAGCTACAGATGGAGCTGGGTGTTTTAGAAAGCGACGGATACTACAACGCCAACGTCGGAGGTGTTCGTTTCTTCCGACCTGTGCGTAGCTACTTAACAGACGCATTGATTGCGCGGATGAGCGGTACAAATAACCCTGCGTATCGCGGACCATTCACTGTGTCTTATACAGATAATTCGACTGAGTACGTGGAAGCGCAGACCATCAAAGACTGGTGCGCTGAGCGTGACCTCGATCATCGTCGTCTCTATGATTTGCGTAACGGTAAACTTTCTGAGTATAAAGAAATAGTAAAACTGGAGTATGATGATGAGCGAGAAGACAATCGACACCCTAGTGGATGATATCTACCACCTTCTAGACAAC